CCTTTTAACCTCAGACCCTAGGGTTGCATGATCTTCGTCTGTCGTTGAAAGGTAAATCAATGCTTTTTCAACCCTATCTTCATCTAACTTTTCTAAACTCATTTCCATTCTCCTTTTTCATCAGCTCTGTTGCCTTTTACCCATTGATCCTCAAAATCCCTTACCAGCTCCCAACCCAACTTTTCTTTATGTTTAGCCATATATTCCCTAAAAGCCTTTAAACCCCATTGCCTGCGCCACATAATGAGCTGGCGAACTGCACAACGATGTTTATGCTTTTGCTCATCCATCTAATCGCTTACTAAGCAAGTTCCATGCTGTTGCTGCACAAAGGGGTACTTGTCCATTTCCAATGGCTTTAAGTCTGTCCACCCTAGCAGCCACCCCATTAGCCACTCTGTCCACATTGGGTTCAATTTCCCACCAACTTGAGCTGCCAATGGTATTTCGTGCCTCTTGAATTCTGAAGGGCTTGCATTGTCTTTCCACATTCTTGCAACTGGAGTAGGCCAAGTCGGATTCTTCATGTCTTTGCAAGGAGTTTTCCCTGAGTAAAGAACTTGTTCCGCTAGATTTCCAGGCTGAACTGTGTTGTGTCCTTGGCTCTCTCTGTGTTTTGTTCTGTAATCCAACGCTTCCTGACTTCTTCCTGAAATTGCTGTTGCTGTTGGAGTAAGCCAATATCCAAATTCGCTCTCTTTTGTGGTTCGCTCCAACATCGGCTGCGGATAACACTCCCCACTCCGCATTGAACCCCATTTGGGCCAGATCTCTAAGGACTGTTCCAAGTCCTCTAGAAGTGAGCATTGGGGAATTTTCCACAAAAGCGTATCTAGGTCTAACTTCGCCAATGATTCTCGCCATTTCTTTCCACATTCCTGATCGCTCTGCCTCGATTCCCCCCCCCCTTCCTGCTGCTGAGATATCTTGGCAAGGAAATCCTCCTGATACAACATCAATAATTCCTCTCCAAGGCTTTCCGTCAAAGGTTTGAACATCATCCCAAATTGGGAAACTCGGCAAAAGTCCGTCATTTTGCCTGGCGCACAATACGCTTGCTGGGTAGGCTTCCCACTCGACAGCGCAGATTGTTCTCCATCCAAGAAGGTGTCCCCCAAGTATTCCTCCACCAGCGCCTGCGAAAAGAGCCAGCTCATTCATGCCACCTTCCTTTTTTTATCTCGATGCTCTTGGATAAACTTCTTCATTTCGTAATAACTTCCAAAACGAGCCTGGCGAGGATCTCCACCACATTCAATCCTGTATGCCTCCTCTATCTGCTGATCCGTTCCTAAAGGCAATTCTGTGGCTTTTTGCTGTGCTTGCTGAATCCAGCTTGCCTCAAATGATCTCCAGCCCTTAAAAATGATTGTTTCCAATACCTGATCCAATGGCATCTTGGCTAATTCAGCTTCTTTTATCAGTCTTGCAAGAACTCGATCCGTTACTGGAGCTTTTAATCTTTTCCTGTAAACCAAAAAATCATTCCATAAATCAACACTAACTCCGTCAGGAGTTACGACTTTAGGAGTAGTCTTTATTTGGTTCTTGGTTAATGGTTCTTGGTTCTTGGTTGGTTGAACGGATGTTGAACGCTTGTTTAACCGAGCTTCAGCAGATGCCTTTCCTGCTTTACTGGCTTGGTCTAGACGGCTATGGTACTTAGCAATTTCTTCATCAACTCGCTTGTTATGCCAGCAATTATCTTCATCAAAAATAAAGAATTCTTGCAGTATTGCATCAACAGTTTCAACGGATGATCGAATTCGTCTTGCTACAGTTGAACTGTCGTTGAACGGCTGTTCAGTCATGTAATAAAGATCAATCATTCGTCTGTAAGCCAAGTCCTCCTCATTACTTAAATGAGAGGTATGGCTGATGTAATCCCCAATATGAAATGGGTAAAAGTTCATCTCAATCCTTTTTAAATAGATCAGGTCTAAGCATTTCATTGGTCAAACGACCCTCGGATAAAGTGCTTAATTTTCTAAGATGGCGAATAGGAATGTAGCCTCTCGCAACCCATTGATATACTGCAGAATTTCTCACTCCTAGCAGCTTAGATAACTCATCCAAAGTGCCAAATTCCACTTGTAAAAGCTGTTTTATTTCATTCATAAATCCTCCTGAAATGAACAATATCATAGATTTGTGCGATTTCGCAACAAAAATGATAAAAAAAGTATTTGCAAGGTAATGGATATGATATAGTTTTATTCAAGCAGTAAATTTTTTAACCAAGTAGAGGAGTAAGTGATGAAAACAGCAATAATTGAATGGACAGCAGTTGTAGTAACTGGGATAGCTTTTGGAGCTATGTTTGCATACGGCTTATTAGGAGGGTTCTAATATGAGTCGCTTACATGACCATTACTACGAGCCTGACGATTACGATAATCGCTCAGATGAAATTGATGAGCTAACTTTCCAGCTTATGAAAAAAGGTGCTGAATACGATCCTAATAATGCTTCTAGAGTTGCAGAGGCTTTAGGTGAGCTAGATACAGATACCGCCATCGCCTTGCAAGACTGCATAGATACAGGCGATTACGCAATAATTGGCAGAAAAATCATGATGATTGCATTTGATTACATGGAACGCTTTGCCAAAGACCACGCAGAACATGAAACCAACGCATAAGGAGCAAGTGATGAAAACATATCAAGAAATACGCACTATCAATGTAAATGAAAATACCGAAAAGAAAGGTAAATTTACTTATTTATCTTGGGCTTGGGCAGTAGATCAGCTTCTTCAGCTTGATCCACAAGCCACATGGGAATACAAAGATCCAGTTTATTTTGCTGAAACTTTAATGGTTTTTTGTTCCGTTACCGCTTTTGGCAAAACCATGACAGCTCAACTTCCTGTCATGAATATGAATAAAGCTATTCCTAATCCTGATGCTTTCCAAGTCAATACTGCTATGCAACGATGCTTGGCTAAAGCTATTGCCTTGCATGGCCTTGGTTTGTATATCTATGCTGGAGAAGATATTCCTGATGAAGAAGAAGTAGATTTAACAGGACAAGCAGATATTTGGGTAAAAGCAATCAATACAGCGAAAGATATAGATGAACTCAAAGTCATATATGGTAATGCCTACCACCAGCTCTCAAAAGATAAATCAGCAGTCGCTAAGATTTCCGCAGCCAAAGATGCCAAAAAAGCAGAATTGGGAGCATAAAGCCATTTTTGATAAATTTTTAAGAAAAGAAAAGGAAGCTCGCAAATGAGTATTTTTATAGCATTTTTAGCTTTTACTGGAGCAGTAACCTGGTTAGTAATTGGTGCAATGCTTATTTATATATGGATGGAATGATGAACAATAAACCAGTAGCGTGGACTGCTTGTTTAAGTTGTGGTCAAAAAGTTACAAGCGATTCTATTCACACTTGCTCACCACAATTAAAGACACTAACAGATGAAGAAATATTTATTTTAGCCGATGAAATATTTGGTAAATATTATAGGTCAAAAAGCCTTAAATTTGCTAGAGCAATACTAAGAAAGGCACAAGAGAAATGACTACATTTACTACAGAGGATCGTGTTGCTTGCATACAACAAGGAACTCCTGAATGGCATCAGCTCAGATTGGGAAAAGTTACCGCTTCTAGGGTTGCCGATATACTGGCTAAGACAAAATCAGGCCCTTCAGCTAGTCGAGGTAACTATCTGATTGAGCTTGCCTTGCAACGAGTTACAAAGACCATACAGGAATCATACCAAAATGAAGCTATGCAATGGGGAACTCAAACAGAGCCACAAGCCAGGGTTGCGTATGAAGTTAAGACAGGCAATTTTGTTGATCAGATTGCCTTTGTCGATCATCCTACTATTGTTGGTTTCGGTTGTTCTCCTGATGGCTTGGTTGGAAACGATGGTCTTATTGAAATCAAATGTCCAAACTCTGCTACGCATTGGGGGTATATAAAAGACAATGCGCCATCTAACAAATATATTATTCAGATGCAAGCTCAAATGGCAGTTACAGGAGCTAAATGGTGCGACTTTGTAAGTTTTGATCCAAGGATGCCTGAACGCAGTCAATTACTGGTTGTTCATGTTCCTAAAGATCCTGAGTTCATTTTGTTTATGGAAACAGAAATTAAGCAGTTTTTAAGTGAAGTAGAAGTTGAAGTAAATCTTATGGAGAAGCGCAATGGCAATTAAATATTTCGTAAAAGCAGCAGTATCAGAATATGAAGATAAGACGGATGGCAAAACCAAGAAACGCTATCAGTCTATTGGAGTCATCATGGAAACTAAGCATGGCTTAATGCTCAAGATTGAGTCTTTGCCTATCTATGCCATGAAAGAAGGTTCTATATTTGCTTATTTAAACGAGCCTGAAGAAAAGAACGACCAGCCTAAATTAGCTAAACAATCTAATGATTTGGATGAGCCACCATTTTAAGGAGCAATATGAACGAACATATTTGGACTGCTGCTGGAACTGATATTACGATTAGATGGAGGCTTGCTGGCTGGACTCCTCCATCAGAGCTTCAAGAATATCAAGATAAATGGGCCTATTGGCAGAATCTGCCATTGCGTAAGTTAGATGACCAGGCTAAACGACAATACGAGGCTGTATTGCGAAAAGCTAAAGTAGCGAGGATTAAATGAACTACGAAAAAGTTCCATTTGCAGGAGAAATAGCTGTTCCTGAAAACGAGTGCGAAAGACAGTTTTTTGAAACTTTTCCTGATGTTTTTAATACCAATGAAGTAGCTTTAAAGGTTTGGACTATGGCTTGGATTAAAAGCCGAATCTTTACCCTTAAAGATATGGAGCAGGAATTTAAAAAACTTTAATCTTTCATGGGATGAGCCTTATTCATAGGCTCTTTCTCATGTTTTTTTAACTCTTGTTTTACTTCATAAACTGAATTACGCAGTTTAATTACTTGAGCTTCTTCACGCTTTTGTTGCTTTTTAGATTCTTGCATTTTTATG